CTGGAAGAGGGTAATAGCTCTAGAAAGGTAACTGCTTGGCTAGTTAGTAAGACAGGAGATACACTTTCGCATCAGGGTCTTAATCTAATCTGGAAACGGTTTAGAGGCAAAGGTACGGAGAACCCATCTAAACGTCTTAAAGAGATGGATAAGACTAGGCGAAAGAACAAGCCGAAGACTTTAGAAGAAAAGAAAATAGCCGCAGCCAAACGTAAGCAGACAGATGCTAAACGTAGGCTGACTATGGCTAAGAAAAGTTTAAAAGAATTATCCCCTAAAGAGCAATTGGCTACTAGTGGGCTTGATTTTGATGTGGTAGAACAACAGAAGCAGCAACAAGATGTTATCTTTGCTCCGAATAAAGGTCCACAAACTGAGTTTCTCGCAGCAAGTGAGAGAGAAGTATTATACGGCGGCGCAGCGGGCGGCGGCAAGTCATTCGGTTTACTTGCAGACCCCATGCGGTATTTTAACAATCCTAATTTTAATGGTCTTATCCTTCGACGCAGTACAGATGAACTTCGTGAACTAATATGGAAATCACAAGAATTATATCCCAGAGCATTTAAAGGTGCGAAGTGGGCTGAGAAGAAATCACAGTGGTCTTTTCCTAGTGGCGCTAAACTATGGCTCACCTACTTAGACAGAGATCAAGATGTATTACGTTATCAGGGTCAGTCCTTCAGCTACATAGCCGTAGATGAGCTAACCCAATACCCAAGCAGCTTTTGCTGGGATTATCTGAGGTCACGACTTCGTACAACAGATCCTACTCTGCCGATCTTTATGAGAGCTACTACCAATCCGGGTGGTATAGGAATGGGATGGGTAAAGAGAACCTTTATCGACCCTGCACCAGCTAACACAAAGTTTGTAGCCAAGGATCAGGAAAGTGGGAAAGACTTAGTTTATCCCGAAGGACACGACAAGGCTGGAGAGCCGTTATTCTACAGGCGTTTCATACCAGCAAGATTATCCGACAACCCTTATCTAATGGAAGGCGGTCAGTATGAAGCCAACCTACTATCTCTCCCCGAAATGCAAAGAAGGCAGCTTCTTGACGGAGATTGGAGCGTTACTGACGGCGCTGCGTTCTCTGAGTGGAGACATAAAGACCATGTTATTGAACCGTATGATATACCGACTGATTGGATGCGATTTAGGTCATGCGACTATGGCTACTCTAGCTTTAGCTCAGTTCACTGGTTTGCTGTTGACCCAAATTACGACACCTTAGTTTGCTATAGAGAATTATACGTCACTAAACATACAGGCCGTGACCTAGCCAAAGCCGTATTAGAGGCAGAGGGCGCAGAGAGAATACAGTATGGCGTGCTGGATAGCTCATGCTGGCACAATAGAGGTCAGCTTGGACCTTCGATTGCAGAGGAAATGATTTCTCAGGGCTGCAGATGGCGACCTAGCGACAGAACTAACGGCGCAAGGATAGCTGGCAAGAACCGACTACATGAGTTGCTTAAAGTAAATGAGGACACAGGGCTGGCCGGCATACAATTTTTCAACACCTGTCGGCAAGTTATAGCAGATTTCCCCCTTATACCGTCAGATCCTAAAGGCGGTGACGATATAGACCCCCGAACCTCACAACAACGGCACACATACGACAGCATTAGGTATGCAGCTATGTCCAGACCGAAGGCATTTAGCCCCTTCGACATGGGAATGGGCGTACCACAACAAGTCTGGCGACCTGCAGACGCAATATTTGGATATTAATAATGGCTTTAATGGATAAACCTCTACCAGATGACGTTACGGACACCGACATTGCGGTTCCCTTGGAAGAAACTGGTGACGTAGAAGTAGAAAATACGGAATATTCGGGTACAGTAGCGTTTATTAAGTCGCAGTTTAATCGTTCTGAGGAAGCTAGGCGCGTAGATGAAGAGCGATGGCTGGATGCTTACCGCAATTATAGAGGTATATACTCTAGCGAAGTACAATTCACTGAAACTGAGAAGTCTAAAGCCTTTATAAAGGTAACTAAGACTAAAGTTTTGGCTGCATATGCTCAAGTTGTGGACGTATTATTTGCAGGATCGAAGTTTCCCATTGGAATTGAGGCCCGACAGTTCCCTTCTAACGTAGCAGACTCCATATCCTACAATCCAAATGAATTAACCAGCGATAAAGTCGAGGAAACTGTAGGCGTAGAATACAAGATCTCTAATAATATAGCCCGTCCTAATCTAGCTAAAGACTTGGGCATGTATGAGGAGACTCTGGAGCCTGTAAAAGACGAATTAGAGCTTGGTGCAGGTACTATGCAGGGGGCTGTTACTTATGAACCCGCTAAAAGAGCCGCCCAGAAGATGGAAAAGCTCATGCACGACCAGCTAGAAGAGACAGAGGCTCCAAAACACCTTAGATCCCTAGCTTTTGAGACTTGCCTCTTTGGAACTGGCGTTATGAAGGGTCCATTTGCTCAGTCTAAGGAATATCCACGCTGGACAGAGGATGGAGACTACGATCCGCTGTTTGAAACCATCCCGAAGATGGAATATGTGTCTATTTGGGATTTTTATCCTGACCCTGACGCCAGAAATATGTCTGAAGCTGAATATACGGTACAGCGCCACCGTATGAACCGTACTCAGCTACGAAATCTGAAGAAAAGACCACATTTCCGCGAAGAGAGTATAGAATTAGCCTTAGATTATGGACCAGACTACTCCAGAAGCTATTGGGAAGACGCTCTAGAGGATGACGGTACTTCTACAGGCATCGAAAGGTTTGAAGTATTAGAATATTGGGGTGTTTTAGACGCTGAATTAGCAGAAGAAGCCGATATTAAGATCCCTAAAGATTTACGCAAACAGGACGAATTACAGGTCAATATCTGGGTTTGTAACGGACAAATCCTTCGATTAGTGCTAAATCCGTTCACTCCACGGCGTATTCCCTATCTCTCAGTACCATACGAATTAAATCCATACAGTTTCTTTGGAATCGGCGTAGCTGAGAATATGACGGACACCCAGCTTCTTATGAATGGGGCGATGAGGATGATGGTGGATAACGCCGCTTTGTCTGGTAACCTATTGATAGAAGTGGATGAAACCAATTTAGTTCCGGGCCAAGATATGAGTATTTATCCGGGCAAAGTGTTTAGGCGACAAGCGGGCGCACCGGGTTCTAGCATCTATGGAACCAAGTTCCCCAACGTCAGCCAAGAGCTTCTAATGATGTTTGATAAGAGCCGTCAGCTTGCGGATGAGGCTACAGGCATACCTAGCTACTCTCACGGCTCTGGGGCAGTTGGCGGTGTAGGACGTACAGCGTCTGGCATGTCTATGCTGATGGGCGCGGCTGCACAGAACATCAAGGCAGTAGTGCGTAACGTAGATGACTACCTACTCAGCCCACTAGGAAAGAGCCTGTTCGCCTTTAACATGCAATTTAATTTTGATGCAGAGTTTATTGGTGACCTCGACGTCAAAGCCAGAGGCACAGAGAGCCTGATGCGAAACGAAGTCCGAAGCCAGCGGCTGCTACAGTTTATGCAGATGACCCAGAATGAACAGATGGCTCCGTTTGTGAAGTACGACTACATCTTACGCGAGTTAGCTTCCAGCATGGATTTGGATGAAGACAAGATCCTTAATGATCCGCGTGAAGCAGCTATCCAACAGAAGATGATGGCTGACATCAAGGCACTCATGCCAGAGCAACCTGCACCGCCCCCACAGGCGGCTCCAGAGGGCCAAGGCATTCCACAAGGCGCACCAGTACCACAAGCACCTGAACCTGACGCACAGGGCTTCACAGGTGGCGGCGGTGGAGACAACGGCGGTAATGCACCTCAACCAGAACAACAGGCTGGGCCACCCCCTCAACAGATTCAGTAAAAAGAAAGTTACCCAGCAATAATGGATAATGAATTTTTTATAAATCTACTGCCCCTCGTAAATGACAAGCTACAACTTCAAAGCGTACAAGACTACGCCAAGGGCAGAATAGATATCCTCTTACAGCAACTCTCTACTGAGAGAGACATGAACAATGTTGTTAGAATCCAAGGGGCTATAGCAGAGCTTAGACGCTTTAGTACTCTGAGAGAAGAAGTCATCAAGGGGTCAGGTAAGTGAGCCTACTTCAAAGCGTATTCAGTCTTATTAAAGAGCCTACTAGTGACAGGAATAGGTCAGAAGAGCTTATAGGTGATCGCCGTAGTATGGGCTATCATCTTGCTGATAATATTTTTGGCTTTGATGATGATTATGAGACTAAAGGCGAGAAGGCTGGAACTGCAGTTAAAGAGGCAATTACCCAAGCCGTAACTGATCCAATTGGTACAGGTAAAGCTATAGCCACTGGAATGTATGATGCCATCGATAAAGGCATGGATGGGCCAGTAGCTTTTTATGAGGGGCCAGACTATCAGGTAGATTTTTTAGGTAATCCGGTAGGTACAGAAGAAGAAGTAGCCGAAGTCAATCAGGCGTTAGCTCAAGCAGAGCAAGACTACCTAATGAATAACCTTGATATTACGGCTGGCGTAGGTGCTGGCGGTATGTCGGCAAGTAAAGCTTTGGTAGATGTAGATCCTGATGCTGCATATTCTGGATTATTTTTAAATACTAGAGCCGCCCGTACATCTGACCCTGATTTTCAAAAAGCATATAAATTAGATGCACAAGGTGAAGACCGTGACAAAATCTGGGAACAAACTGGATGGGGGAAGCTTTTTGGCGAGTGGGTCAAGGAAACTGATGACAGTTTAACCTATACAAAGAAGATGGCTGATACTGGAGTGGCAGCTAAAAATCTTGGCGTACCAGAAGCTCCAACCAAAAAACCAGAAGGATCTTCTGTAGTAACAAGCGCGGTTAGTGCAAAAAAACGTAAGGAAGCTGAGAAAGAAGTTAAACAGGTACAGCTTAGATATGAAGAGCTACTACGAATAGAGAAAGAGAAAGCTAGAAAAGGCGAGATTACTCAAGCTGATCTAGAGGCTTTTACTAAAGACGCCGAAGATCAAATGGCTTCTGAAGTCGATACTATTAGAAATCGAGAATTGTCAAAGTTTCTAAAAATAACCGAGCCTACAGTTGCAGATCCCGTAGATAGAAACTTAAAGAATGATGGATTGCTTACTGAGGTTTTAGGTAATCGCCCAACAGACTTAGATGATGCTTTAAACAGCCCCTATCGTGAGCGTTC